CTAGATTATACTTGGATAGGACTTGTAACTTTAGGATTGATAGTCAATTCCAATAGGTTGTTACACATATCAGTGCTATCAATTTTTTGGATTGGATCATATGTAATTTTTTATTTACCAAGGTGGAAAAACAGATGAAACTAACTCAAGAAATTATTGACAAGATACAGGATGCAATGTATCATACTAAGATGAATGGTGATGTAAACTGGCAAGACGGTGATGAAATCGATGTTTGTCTTGCAGGAACATTTGCTGCTGATAGATTTATTGTCATTCATAACAGAACAAAAAGTAGCACATCTAAGCACAACTTTATTAAATGAAGATTCTTCTAATAACTGATCAGCACTTTGGTGTGCGTAATGATAATCAAGTTTTTATAGAAAAGTATCAAGAATTTTATAGCGAAACTGTTCTACCATTTATTGATAAGAATAAAATTGAACATATTATATGTCTTGGTGATGTATTTGATAAAAGAAAAAGTATAAACTTCCTGTCTCTAGATGCTGCACGTAAAATGTGGTTCGATCCTTTGAGAGATAGAGGTATTACTATGGATACTTTGATCGGTAATCACGACATCTATTATAAAAATACTTTAAAAGTAAATGCTTTAGATCACTTGTTAGGTGAGTACGAAAATATTAATGTAATTAATGATGCACAACATTTAGAATACGATGGATTAAAAATTCTAATGCTTCCTTGGATCTGTGATGATAATAAAAAAGATATAGATGATATCGTTGAAAACACAGATGCCACAGTGTGTTTTGGACATTTAGAACTATCAGGATTTGAAGCAGTACCTGGTAGAATTATGGAACACGGAGAAGATCCTACACGATATGAAAAGTTTGATTTAGTATGTAGCGGTCACTACCATATGAAATCTAGAATAGGAAATGTAAACTATCTTGGTAATCCTTATCAACTCTACTGGAATGATTACGGTCAGAAGAGAGGTTTCCACGTCCTAAATACTAATAATAAGAAAATAACATTCTACACAAATCCACATCATATATTCAATAAACTTTGGTACGATGATGTTAGTAACGACTATACAGAAATACCAGATTTTAAAAAACTAAAAGGATCATACGTTAAACTGATTGTACTAAAAAGAGATAATCAGTTATGGTTTGATAGGATGGTAAAAGCATTACATAATGCTGATGTCGCAGATTTAAAAATCATAGAAGACATCACTGTTGAACTAGATGAAGCAGATGAATCTCTAGAGTCAGAAGATACTATGACAATACTTGAAAGGTATGTTGATGATTTAGAAGAGACAGTAGATAAAACATCTGTTGTAAAAATTTTAAAAACCTTGTACCTAGAAGCAATCGATCTATAATGTACATACTCTGCGACAAAAGAACTAAAGGAGTCTACGCTGTAGAAGACGAACTCAAAAATAAAGTTGTGCAAATTTTTGTTGACAAAGATGACGCTTTACGCTATTATGGATTATTGGAAGCTAATGATTATAAACGTGATTTAATGATAACAGACATCGATGAAGAATCAGTAATCGCAAACTGTGAAGCTCACAATTATAGGTATGCTTTTATTGAACCAGATGAACTTGTTGTCCCACCTTTATGATTGCTCTCGTTATTGTCGCAGTAGTTATTGCTGCTACTGCATTACTAATTCGTTATTACGACCCACATAATTAATGATTGTTTTTGAAAGGATTCGTTGGAAGAACTTTCTGAGTACAGGTAATCAATTTACTGAAATCAATTTTCTTGAAACTCCATCCACTTTAATTATTGGAAACAATGGTGCTGGAAAAAGTACTATGTTAGATGCTTTGTGCTTTGGATTATTTAATAAACCATTTCGTAAAGTCACTAAATCACAGTTAGTTAATAGTATTAATGAAAGAGAAACAAGAGTTGAGATAGAATTTAGTATAGGATCAGTAGAATATAAAGTTATACGTGGTATGAAACCAGGTCTATTTGAGTTATATCGTAATGATAATCTCATAGATCAAGATGCTGCTAATAGAGATTACCAGAAATATCTAGAACAAAGTATACTTAAATTAAATTACAAGTCATTTACACAAGTGGTAATACTAGGGAGTAGTACATTTGTTCCCTTTATGCAATTATCAGCACCTCATAGAAGAGAAGTTATTGAGGATATACTTGATATTCAAGTCTTTAGTCATATGAATATGTTACTGAAAGATAGAGTCAAGGATAATAATGAAGCATTAAAAGATTGTGAGCACGAGTTAGAGATGGCAAAGCAAGCAATTACATCTCAACAGAAGACTCTTGATAAGTTAACTGAGTTTACTGATAAACAAAAATTAGAATTACAATTACAGATTGATAATAATGAAGAACGTATCTCACAGATTCACAATGAGGTAGAGGTTCTATTACAAGAAATAGATTCTGAAAAAAATATTGATAAAGATTTAAAAAAGATACAAGCATCTTATGATCAGACTATTAAAATTATGACTCGTATTGATACGAAGAATAAAAAGATTCAGAAAGATATAAAATTTTTCACTACAAATACTGCCTGTCCTACTTGTGCACAAACTATTTCTCCAGAACATAGAGATGAAAAAGTTGATACTTTTTCTAGTAAGGGAAAAGAACTGACAGAAGCATCAAAACAATTAGCAGAACAATTATTATCAATAGAGGTAAGAACAAAAGAAATAAAAGAAAAACAAAGTCATCTATCTGAAACACAGTTTGAGATACGTCGTTTATATAATGAAGAGACAAGACTTCTAAAACAAAATAGTAATAACAGAAAAATATTAGAAGTACACAATGATAATCAAGATATTAAAAAAGAAAATAGTCTTTTAAAAGAACTAACAGGTAATTTTGAAGATAAAGAAGAAGCGTGTGCTAGTGTCAACAAGGATGCACAAGATTATAAATTAGTTGCTACACTATTAAAAGATGGTGGAATAAAATCTAAGATTATATCTAAGTATATTCCTATTATCAATCAAAGAATTAATAAGTATCTATCTTCTATGGATACGTATATTAATTTTACTCTTGATGATCAGTTTAGAGAGATTATTAAATCTAGACATAGAGATAAATTCTCTTACTCATCTTTCTCAGAAGGTGAAAAACAAAAGATCGACTTGTCTTTACTATTTACTTGGAGACATATTGCTAAAATCAAAAACTCTATTACTACAAATCTATTGATTCTGGATGAGGTATTTGATTCTAGTCTTGATACAAATGCGACAGAGGAACTTTTAAAGATCCTTAAGGAACTACAAGACACAACTAATATGTTTATTATATCTCATAAAGGTGATATACTATTAGATAAGTTTGATAGAACTATCAAATTCGATAAATCATCTGAATTTTCTAAGTGTATCAACAATGTTTGACATTCCCTTTTATACTTCTAATGGTGAATTTCAAGACCATAAGAATTTAAAAGAAAAATTATTAAAACGTAGAGATGAATTTACTACAGACCTCTGTAGATTCTATGGTACTGGGTATTCAACTATCCATACTAATTCTAATATACATATAGAAAATCCTGAGATTAAAAATTTCTTGATATCAAAACAAGAGTTATTTGATCCAGACCTTGAGGTCACACATTGTTGGGTAAACATCAATCCAAAAGGTGCTTATCAAATGCGTCATAATCACGCAGAGTGTGATGTAGCAGGGACATATTATTTACACGTACCTGTAGGAGATACAGGTGATTTGTATATGTATCATCCTGCCCCTGCTGTAGAAACAATGGGTAGAATAAAACCGTACTGGCCAGCAACCCACTGCCAGATACCACGTGAAGGTGATTTATATTTCTGGCCAGGATATCAAGACCACGAAGTACGAACCAACTACGAGAACCAAGAACGATGGAGTATCAGTTTTATGATGTCAATCCCTTCAGAGATCCGACATACAAGATTTCCAAGCCTACCCCGCCCCCTATAATGGAAGAAGTAAATCTTTTCCCTACTACTATCCACGTGTTTCATCACAACGATAATGCTATCGATAGTGAAGTTGAGGGTATACCTGATGACCCTGATATATTATCGCATATTTCTCGTAATGCAAGAGCAGATATAAAAACAGGTTCACATAATGGTATGAAAAATTTAAGGATGTTTGAGAAGTATGAACTTCCACATCTAGAAGATTTTTTTAATGAATGTTTATGGGAAGTAGATGCTAGACTCAGTATAGAGCAATCTTGGATCAATAAAGGTCCTAAGGACAGTCATCAAATCGCACACACACATTCTGGATTTAAAGTTTCTGGTGTATACTGGCATAATATAACACCACAACAAGGAGGTATCGTTTTTATGAATCCAATACCATTTGCTAAAATGGGTCATTGGGGAACTGAAGAAGGAAGACACTTTCCTTGTACATCTAGAACTCTTATCTTATTTCCATCTTGGTTAGAACATAAAACTATCAAAAATGGTATAGATAGAGATAGAATATCCATAGCATTTAACGCACGATGAATTGTTGGCACTGTAACACTGAATTAATTTGGGGATCTGATTTTGATGCCGAAGACTATGGATGTGAAGAGGAATACTCTATCGTAACTAATCTTACTTGCCCTAAATGTCAATCATTTGTACAAGTTTATTATCCTAGAGAGGATCAAAGAGATGAAAGTACCGAACTGGCAACACCACTCCAAAAAGGAGAAGAAACGACATCTTAAACCACAAGCACTACGTCAAGCACGTGCCAGACGTAGACAGTTGATAAAGTGTCTATTGAACCGTCCTAGTGGCGGTTCTTCTATTATAATGTGTATATAAGCGACACACAGAATTATGACAATCAACACAGGAGTCAAAGGCACACTTGCTAAACTACTTGCAACAGAAGATCTAGTTGTAGAGCACAGAAAATGTGAGACAGCACAGTTCGATGTAGAAAGACGTGTGTTGACATTACCTGTATGGGACAACGCATCAGAGAACGTATATGATATGCTTGTTTCTCACGAGGTAGGTCACGCACTATTCACTCCTAACGAAGATTGGACAGCAAAGGTCAAGGTTCCTCATTCATTCATCAATGTTATTGAAGATGCTCGTATCGAGAAGTTAATGAAGAGAAAGTATGCAGGACTACCAAAGACATTCTACAAAGGTTATCAAGAATTAGATGCAGAAGATTTCTTTCAAATAAATGAGAAAGGTGATCTACGTGATATGCAGTTAATTGATCGTATCAACCTTCAGTTCAAAGTCGGTAACTTCTCTTACATTCCTTTCCAAGATATTGAGTTTGAGTTTGTTAAAAGAGCAGAAGAAGTAGAAACATTTGAAGAAGTTATGCAACTTTCTAAAGACATCTTTGACTTTATGAAACAGCAGTGGGAAGAAGAGCAAGCAGAAAAAGCAGAAGAAGAAGCAGAAAGAATGCTAGAAATGGGTGGTGGTAACAACGGAGACCTTCCAGACTATCTTGAGGATGGCGAAGATCTATCAGAAGGTAAGACACCAAATACAGACAAGTCAGAAGAAGTAGAGCAAACACCTGATCAGGAAATCATCAATCCAAATCAACCTTGGGATTCATTAGATTCAGATCAAGCACCTCCTGCTCCTGCAACTGCTCAAGAACCTCATCAGGCAGATGTAAATACAGAAGCATCAGAAGCAAAAGAAGAGTTCAAACCAGAAGCAGAAACTGACAATACTTTCATTAAGAAAGTAGCAGAATATGTCAGACACGGTGGTTATGAGATTGAGTATGTAGAAATTCCTAGAGTCAATAATCTTAAGGATGTCATCATCAGTGAGAAAGAGATTCAAGAAGAACTAGATACTTGGTTTACAGATTTCCAACTTACAAGACAGTGCAACAATTCTTGGTCAAGTGATGAGAATGTAAAGAACGATCAACTCAATGAAGCAATCTACACTCTTGGTCTTGCAGATAAAGAGTATGAGAAATTCAGAAAGCAAACTCAACCAGAAGTTAACTATCTTGTAAAAGAGTTTGAGATGAGAAAATCAGCACACGCATATGCTAGAGCAGGGGTATCTCGTACAGGAGTTCTTAATACAAAGATTCTTCATCAGTACAAGTACAACGAAGATCTATTCAAGAAAGTAACAACTCTACCTGACGGTAAGAACCACGGTATGATCTTTGTATTAGATTGGTCAGGTTCTATGAACCACAATCTTTTAGATACAGTAAAGCAAGTTTGTTCACTCGCTTGGTTCTGTCGTAAGGTTCAGATTCCATTCAAGGTATTTGCTTTCTCTAACTACAGAATGTCTTGGGGAAGAAGACAGATCATTATGGATGAGAAGATCGGTAACGTAAATCTCAACGAAGGATTCTGCCTTATGGAATTGCTAACATCTAATGGCAACAACAAAAAGTTTGAGCACAACATCAAAAACTTTTTCAGAGTTGGTATGTCAGCAGGAGACTACAGATTATTTGATGACAATGATTCTGTAGCACTTAAGGAAAATAGAATGTACTACTACCACGGTAGAAGACTTCCAAATCCTCCTAAGTTTGGTCTTGGTTCTACTCCACTTATGGAAACAGCAACAGTATTACATTCAGTAATCCCTGCATTCAAAAAAGAAACAGGTGCAGAAAAGATATCTGTAAGTATCTTGAGTGATGGTGAAACTGCTCCTTGCTCATACTTCTGCCCCAGAAGTTTTATGGGTGAGAACGATGGATACTACAGCAACAGTTTCAACTCTAGATGTCAGTTACGTAACCGTAAAACTGGTAGAGTATATCCTCACAGTTATGACATCGAGTCAAGTTACAACTCTTTCCTATCACACCTAAAAGAGACCTTCCCATACGTCAACCTACTAGGATTCAGAATACTATCTAAAGGTGAGGGTGCATCTTACTTCAGACAGCAATCTGTTAGAGGTTACTTCAAAGGTTCTTGGGAGGAAGCATCAGCATCATACAAAAAGAATAGATTCTTTGAGATGGAAGGTTCTGGTTTTGATAAGTTATTCATCCTACCATCAACCAATACAACTGACGATCATTCTATGGAAGAACTTGATGATGGTGCAACCAAGGCACAGATCAGAAGTGCATTCAAGAAGATGTTCAAAGGCAAAGCATCCAATAAAAGATTGCTCACATCATTCTCAAAGACAGTTGCATAACCACTTGACAAAGTGTCCACTAACCCCCAACAGGGGGTTTTTCTTATGTCATAATGTATACATAGACAACAGGACACACAATGCCATTCAAAACAGAAATCCCAGTGACAACACAAGACCTTGTTACTTATCTACAAGAGAACTTCGGTAACGAAGTTGCTGTACCTCAGTTAATGAAAGCAGCAGATGAATTCAGATGCTCTCTCGCTACAGTAAAGAAGCGTTTGAAGACTTACAAAAAAGGTATAGGTAAATGGAACCTTACAGTACAGGAAGTACGTCAACAACTTGAGAAGACTTATGTTCAAGAACAGAAAGTATCTCTAGTACCACTCAAGGATGAGAACTTTATACCATTCGGTAACTTCAATTCAGTAAAGAAGATTATCAAGTCAGGTACATTCTACCCAACATTCATTACAGGATTGTCAGGTAACGGTAAGACATTCGGTGTAGAACAAGCGTGTGCTCAACTAAATAGAGAGTTAATACGTGTAAACATTACTATTGAAACAGACGAAGATGACCTTATTGGTGGGTTCCGTCTTGTTAATGGTGATACTGTTTGGCATAATGGACCCGTTATCGAAGCACTGGAGAGGGGAACTGTGTTGCTTCTAGATGAAGTAGACCTTGCTTCAAACAAAATCCTATGCTTACAAAGTATCCTTGAAGGCAAAGGAGTCTTCCTTAAGAAGATAGGTAAGTACGTTCATCCTGCAAAAGGTTTCAACGTAATTGCTACAGCAAACACAAAGGGTAAAGGTTCTGACGATGGTAGATTCATCGGTACCAATGTTCTTAACGAAGCATTCCTTGAGAGATTTGCTATCACTCTAGAGCAAGACTATCCATCACCTCAGACAGAGACAAAGATTCTTCACAAGTTATGCTCTAACAGAGAGTTCTGTGAGAGACTTGCAAACTGGGCAGACATCATCCGTAAGACATTCAAGGATGGTGGTGTTGATGAGGTTATCTCAACTCGTAGACTCGTACACGTTGTTAAAGCATTCGAGATCTTTGGTTCTAAAGAAACTGCTATCCAGTACAGCATCAACAGATTTGATGATGAGACAAAGCAAGCATTCCTTGAGTTGTATGACAAAATCGATGCTGACTTTGAGGTTGCACAAAACACACCACTATCAGATAATCCACAAGGTTGACTTCTGATTTAAAACAAGTTATTATAAGGGGGTTCAAAACCCCCTTTTTTGTGGCATTCAAATATGATGAGGATAAACTCCTCAATGAAGTTGCAGACTACATATCGCAAACTTATCAACAGCACTATTCAAAAGGCAATGTTCAAACACTTGACTTGATAGATTCTGTTGGTGATGCAGAAGCATTTTGTAGATCGAACATTCTTAAATATGCTTCTCGTTATGATCGTAAGGGTTCAGCGAGAAAAGATATTGTAAAAATTGTTCATTATGCTATACTGTTATTACACTTCAATGACAAGAAGGCAACCTCCAATCTAAACATCTCTGGTTCTACAGCATTTACTGTAGATTACGACAAATAAATTATGGCAACTGAGACTATTGTTAAACTTTCTAAGAGAACCCAAAACGTCCTCAAGAACTTCGCAACCATCAACAAATCCATTATTGTTGAGAGTGGTAGCAAAGTTAGGACACTCAGCATCAACAAAAATATCTACGCTTCTGCTAAGATCACTGAAGACTTCCCAAGACAAATCCCGATTTACGATCTGGGTGTATTCCTCTCTGGTCTCTCGCTGTTTGAAAATCCAGTTTTTGACTTCACGCATACTCAAAAATTAGTTACTCGTGATGAAGCAACAAATGCAACTACAACATTCTTTTATGATGACGCATCGATAATCACTCCTACGTTACCTACGAAAGAGATTGAGATGTCAAGTGTTGATGTTAGTTTTGATCTTAGAGCAGAAACATTGAGTAATATCTTACGTGCAGCAGCAGTGTACAAAGTTAAAGACTTATGTGTTTACAACAAAGGTGACAAAGTTCATCTTATGGTATGTGATAAGAAGAATGAAACATCAAACACTTATGATGTACCAGTTGGTAAGAATGTTTATGACACTGAGTTTTGCTTCTGTTTTAAAACAGAGAACATAGTATTATTACCTGGTGATTACAAGGTTGACATATCTTCTAAAGGCATTAGTCGTTTTACATCATCTGGTAATGGAGTACAATACTTTATTGCATTAGAATTATAATGTTTAGAAGATCTCTT